CTCGTGGTTGATTACTAGGCTCATTACCGTAATTATAAAATACTCCGTCTGCATTAACTGCATCATAGTATTTACCATCAGCAGGATTGTACATTGTTTTTTTAACTAGAACATCTGTGTTACCACCTGTTCCGTATTGAGAACCATATTTTTCATCAACTGGAGAAAAAGGATTTGTGTTTACTGGTTCAGGTTTGTCTGATTTATAGGCATAGTAAGATCCTATTGCTGGTAATAGCGTTGATGCTATACCACCTAAAGCTGTTCCTTTTCCATCAGGTCCAACAAATTGTTTGCCTAAAGACATAATACCTCTACCAGCGGATTGTAAAAAACCTAAAGGTCCAGAACCTTTAATTGGTCCATCAGCAGGGCCACCAGTTGATTTGGCAAAATTACCTAATAGACTTGGCACAAGATTAGAAATACCTCCGCCTCCACCTAGCATATTCAGACCGCCAAATCCTAAAGCGGCTATGCCTGCAATAGGTGCAGCTTTTTTAACAACGTCCCTTACTTTTCTAAAAAACTTCTTAAACATAATCTCCTATTTGCAATGTTATGCGATTGTTTCGAGCAAGGAGGCTGGCCTTGAGAATTAGCCTATTTAATTATATGATTATAGGCAAATTTCGTGTAATGTGCAATCAGAAATATGAGCTTTGACATCAAGAAAGTGCCGATGGTCCGTGTGACGTGGTTAGATGCCCGTGATACAGAGACAGGTTGGTTAGATATAAAGGACGTAATCAGCGCTCCTTTAGCAACATGTCAAGAAGTTGGCTGGTTAGTTCACAATAACAAGGAGAAAGTAATAATTATGCGCTCTTATAGTAAAGATAAAGATGAAATATCAGGTGGTGGTGCTATCGCCATACCAAAAGGTTGGGTAACAAAGATAGAATACTTATCTGTCGACTACGCAGAACACGAATAGCTTGTCAAGAAAACAATTTTAAAAAAGAATATTGATTGGAGAGAAAATATGTTTAAATTAGGTTCTCACCAAAATACAAATCACAGGAGACATTATGGAAAATCAAGAAGTATTAAAAGCCATAGCTGTCCTCGCTGACAAGGTGGGGCGCTATCATGAACGTTTAATGATCGTAGAGAGAGAATTAGAGAAACATCAGAAAGACAAAACAAGTCACTGTGAAGGCAATTGCGATTGCAAGAAGAACTAAAGTTCTCCTCCCGATCCAAAAACGTCAGGCATTTTAACAACGCGAATGGTAACATCTTTGGTCTTTGTAGAAGCCCAAGGATTACCACAGTCGCTACAATTACCTGTTGCTAGTTCTTCAGAATCAACTTCATTACTGCAATTACTACAATATACTTTTTCCCAAACCTCTGGTTTTAAAATTGGAACTTTATTACCGTCTACTATTTCGTGACCAATAACTTCAGCGTCTTGTACTTTTTTACCTATTTCTGACATTACGTTATCTCCATTATACTAATTAGTATTCTTACGTTTAATCCTGTTAACTTAATAGCATCTCCTTGTTCTAATACAATAGGAACACCATCAGATAATACTTCTATTTCGGAGCCATCTGCTAAACTAGCTAAATACAATGGTATTTCTCTATCAGAAGCGCTGTTATCAAAAGCAGATACCGTTGTTGTTACCGCGCCACCTGTTTGATTTGATAAGCGAATACTTTTAACAATGGCCGTGGTCGGCGGTACGGGAGGCACGGCTCCTGAGTCGGCTGTTGCCACTGTATATGTTGCTACGGCACTACCTGTGCCCACTGCTGATCTACTAATAAAAACATCAGACACGGAACCAGCTCCTAGCCGTTGATTCGTCTTTTATATCTTGTTGAAAACCAAAGTTTAACTGTTGTGTAATTTGTTCTAGAATACGAATAAGAGCATTAAATTGTGTTTCTTCGTATTCAGGTGTTGCATCTGGTAATCTTGTTGTTGCTATTTTAGCCATTATCTACCTCCATCTGGTTGCACATCTAAACGCAGTGTACCATATCGCCAGTCTGCATTAAGTGCTGTGCTTTCAATTTTTAAATTTGTTTGTCTACCTCTACCACGTGTATCAAATTTTGTCGTTGTAGAACTAACTGTTCTTGCTACAGTTGTTGATGAACTAGAGTTAGGATAGGTCTTAAAATTAAGGGTGACTGTTGCATCTCCTACTTGGTTTTTAAAGTCAGGTATACCACGACTAATATGTAATAACTGTTGTCCGTCTTGTATATCAAAATCGCCTGACTGTATAAAAGCTGTCATAGCAGATAAATTATCATTACTACCTGTTTCATGTTGGTAATAGGTCGTAGCACCATTTGTTAATCCAAGAACTGTAGGTGTTGTTGCTGTAGCCGTAGGACTATATAACGTTGCATAAGGCTCTTGATAGACACCATAATCTGTCCATGTTGTTCTTGCTAATGTATTCGTGTACCACGTTTTTTCTAAATAATTATACGTGACAGAACGATCTAAATAATTTGAAGAAGAAGAGGCATAGAACCACGTAATCTCATTAAACTCGGAGTTTACACCTGCAAATGTTTCTGGTTGGTGAGCCGCACTAAAATCTTCAAAAACAAAATCTTGCACTGAACAAGGTAGTTTTTTAATACTACCATCATATAAGAAGAAAGAGTTTTGTGACATCCAGTACGCAACACCATTAATATCAACAGCACTGTGTACGCCGACAGCACCACATCCACCACCTAATTGTACAAGAGAGAAAGTAAAAGGTGCACCAACAAATTGTAGTGCATGTAAAGATGTATCTGTCCATACTAATACAGCGTTACGTGATCTTTCTGCTGCTACAATTTTTGATCCATCTTGAATACGGAAGGACCCTGCCGTGTTTGTTGCAGCAGGTGTCCAATCCGTAAAGTCTTCTTGGGAGGAAAACCGCAAGAATAAATCATCTTGCGTAGAAGCCGTACCAACAGTTGTTTCTGTACCAAATAAAAAGACATGTCTATCTGGCATAGAAACAAGATTAAACCGTGAACTTGTAGGAGCTTGTGTAATAACAGCAGCTCTCGTAGATGTACCTGATGACGTATCCCAACGAAAAGTTTTACCTTTGTGTACGGTTGCAATTAAATCTTCACCAAAGGTATCAAAAGACCAATTACGACCATCAATCGTTACGGTAGATGTAGATCTTGGTGTGTTCCAAGCATCAACGTTCCATGCATCAGTACCCCAACCGTAACCATATGTCGATGTTTCTTGTCCAATACTTATTTGGTAATTTGCATTACCTGAACCGCCACCACCTGATGTAGAGCCAGAAGCTGTACCTGTATGTGTTACAACATAAGCGTTTGCATTAGTAACAGAAGTAATTTCAAATTCATTATTCATATCTAAGCCATCAATAGCAGAGAAAGAATCAAAGGTTACAAAATCACCTTGTGTAGCACCGTGCCCTGTATCCGCTACGGTGACGTTGTTGGTTCCATTTGTTGTAAAAGGATTTGTTAAAGATGTAGGACCACGACGTATAGGTGTTACATCATACGCTGTACCCTCTGTGTAGATATATAATTTTCTATCTGTGCCGATGGCCGCGTATCGTACACCATTTAGATCTGTCCATGTATGTTGATCTCTTGCAACACCAATAAGGGTGTCTGTAATAATTGTTGTCCAGCCACCTATTTTTTGTGGCAATCCATAATGAAATCGTACATTTTGTGCATCGGTCCAACGACCTTCTGCACCGTATTCTGTATCTTGTTTATCAATACCAGGAGCTATATTTAATTTTGTTAACATTATGCAATCCTCAAAAATCTATAACTAATTTCACCGTCACCGCCAGCACCACCAGGAGCACCTTGTTCGGTTCCTCCGCCACCGCCACCAGATCCTCTTGTACCAGGCTTACCCACCTGTCCTGATTCGTATGATCCACCATTTCCTGCATCGCCACCAACACCACCAGCGACTTGTGAACTGTATGACGCAGCACCATTAGCACCACCGACGTTACAGTTATCACCAGAACATCTATTACCACCTGATCCTGACGCGCCACTTCCATGTTGATTAAAAGCACCTAAAGGACCCGATTGATAACTTGTAATATTTTGACCATCTACTGTCGTACCTGATGTTAAAGCAGTGCCTGATATTGTTGCTGATCCTCCTGTTCCAGCGACCGCAACAGAATTATAGTTGGATGTTGCACCCACTCCAACAGCTAAACTAAACAAAGCTCCTGAAGAGGTGCCTGATACAGATGTTGCCGCACTTCCATTACCACCACTACGAGATGTTCCATCACCTGGAGGATCTCCAATAGGATTACCACCAGCACCACCTGTGCCAGTTACTATGGTTAGTGTTTCACCACCTGTGACAGAAAAAACTTTATCTGATATGAAAGCACCAGAACCGCCACCAGCTCCTGCATCTTCATAACCTCTTGAATCGTAATCCATTCCACCAGAACCTCCACCACCTGCAGCAACAGCGAATTGAACATGAATAGCGTTTGCTAAAGCTGGAACAGCGATTGAACCTGCTGTTGTAGAAAAAGTAGTTGGTGTTTCAAAAATAACAAAAACATTTCTCCATTCATCAGAGTGTTTTACGTAAACATTATTAATGGTTTGATTTGTAAAAGATGTTCCATCACGTACATAGACTCTATCTAGTGTACGCCAAACTCCACCATCTTTAACATATATTGTCATTAGACATTAACTATATTGATACCAAATATCACCATTTGATCCACCGCTTGGACTTGATGTGCTCACGGTCCGTGTGCCGTTAGCATTGGTTCCTGCAGTTGCAGAAATAAAAGCTTGAACATCACTACCAATTGCTACACCGAGATTGGTTCTACCCGTGCTTTTATTAGCTACATCACTTAGGTTATTTGCTGTTTTATTGACACCTGTTAAACCTGTGCCAGAAAAGTTATATCGAATAGATGCATAAGTTGCCATATTATTTCTCCAGTAGTTTCCATCCATAAGTTGATCCCGAATAGACCAACGCAAAAGCAGCACCTTCTGTTGCTACTGTTAAATCTGATGTTGCACCATCAATCTTTTCACTATTACGACCGACTGTTAAATTGTTTGTATCAAATGTATTTGCTAAATCTAAAAATCGTACTTCATCTCCAACGCTAGGAGAAGCTGGTAATGTAATAGTAAAAGCAGAACTAGATGTATTGACAAATATTTTATCACCAGCAAAAGCGGTGTATGTACCTGTCTTTGTTAACCAGTCACTACCTTGTGTTTGTAACTCAAACCAATTCGTACCATCTGTTGCTAAGAAAACGTTTCTTGATGGATTAAGAACAAATGTATTACCTGATGATCCAAGTCTTGCTGTAATTTTATTTGAAGCACTTGCATTACGTAA